AAATATTAACAATAGAGGACATGGACAAATGAGTGACTTTTATAAACTAGAACCTATGATACTGGACTGCTGGTCAGTATGCAATGACCTTGAGGTAGTGTTCAAGCAGATAGGTGATGGTGATCATGAGCCTACACCTGATGAGATGATGAATGCTCTGATAGGTATGCAACAACTATACCAATGGAAGTTCGAGCAACTGTTCAACAAGTATGAACAACTACATGAAGATGACTTCGCCAAAAAACTAACCCCCAATGAAAAAGGAAATGACAATGCCATATATTCCAAATGAAGAAGAGCAAGCACGTGCCGACAAGTTTAAAACGGAACGTGAAGAAAAAGAAATGCCAATGCGTGAGGCATTTACTAAGCTTACACCAGACCAACAACATGTACTTAATCATGTGTACAAGATATTAGATAATTACGCCGAAGAACTTCGTGACATGGAGGGTGACTGTTACCACTCAACATTCGTTTCTGTAACTCAGCTGTACTATAAGTTACATAGATCATTCCCTAACTTACGTGATGATTAAAAATAAACATTAAAGGAGATTATGTATGGCAGACAATCCACACAGTGCATGTCCATATGAAGACTGTGCATCATCAGATGCATTCAATTGGAATGATGATGGCTTCGGCCATTGTCACTCCTGCCACAAGGCTTACCCAATGAAGGATATGCCACAGACTTTTGATTGGGCTAAGACATCTTACCCACTACAAGATCGTAGGCTACCTGCATCTATACCTGTTACTGGTGTCAAGTATACTGGCATCAGAAGCATAGACCCTGATGTATGTAAGATGTATGGCATACAAATACAGACAGGCTCTAACGGTGAGGATGTACGGTATGCATACAAGTATCCTCATACTATCAAGTACCGTATGTGTCACGATAAGTCTAAGTCTTGGATCAAAGACAAAGGTGTAGGTATGAACCACCTGTTTGGTCCTGACTTCAATGCTGGCTCTAGCTCACGTATCTACATCACTGAAGGTGAGTTTGATGCAGCTTCCCTATATCAGATACTTGGTAAGACATTCCCTGTTAAGTCTTTGCCTTCTTCTTCTATAGGTAAGAAGTTCATAGAACATAATCATAAATACCTCTCTTCTTTTAAAGAGATTGTATATGCTGGTGAACTTGATGCACCGGGACGTAGTGCTGCTGACAAATTGTATCAGGCTTTCCCTGAGAAGTTTTACTTTGTACCAATGAACGAGCACAAGGATGCTAACGAGTTCCTTGAGAAGGGTAAGGCTAACAGCCTGATGTGGTCAGCCAGAAGTCCACAACGGTACTCACCTGAAAACTTTTTCTGTTCTGATGAGGCTGTTGAACAGGCAATTAAGAATGAGAATCCTTATGAGTATGTACAAACAGGTCACACAGGTTTGGACAGTAAGATACGTGGTATGGTTAAGGGTGGACTAACCTTTATCAAAGCACCAAGGGGTACAGGTAAGACAGAGGTCATCCGTTACTTTGAGACAGGCTTACTATCTAATGGTGAGACTGCTGTAGCTATGCTTCACATGGAAGAGATGAAGTCCACTACCTACAGGGCAATGGCAACCTACCATCTAGGTGTGAACGTCAGGACTAAGGAGGATGCAGCAAACAATAACGTATCAGAACAGAATGTTATTGAGGCAGCTAAGTTAGCTACCAACGGTGAGAAGACAATCGTCTTTGAGATGATGTCACACGATGATCCACTCAAGCTGCTCGACTATGTAAGGCTGTCGGCTACTGTCTATGGTGCAGGGTACATCTTTATAGACCATGTTCAACGTCTAGCTTACTTGTCTAGCTCAGGTGTTGATGGTGCTACCAGTACACTGACTACACTAGGCTCCCGTATGGCTCAGTTAGCTAAGGAGTTAAACATTGGTGTTGTCTTTATCTCACAGGTCAATGATGATGGACGTACTAAGTATGCTGCTTCTCTTGAAGAAGAAGCTATCATCTGTATTAAGATAGAACGTAATGCAGAGAGTGAGGATGAGGTAGAACAGAACACCACTACCTTTATCGTAGATAAGAACAGACCCTTCGCCAAGCTAGGTAGGGCTGGATCAGTGTACTATGATCCTGTAACTACAATCTTGAGAGAGGAATTGTTCACAGAAGAAAGTCAGGTTGCTTAATGATATTTGATATCGAAACAGATGGTCTAATTGAGGATGTAACAAAGATTCACTGTCTCTCATTTACTCTTGATGGTAGTGAGGTCTTTACCTTACATAACTATGATGTGATCAGAGACTTTTTTCGTACACAAAAGGTGTTGATAGGCCACAACATAATTAGGTACGACATCCCGGTGGTAGAAAAGATACTGGGTATCAAGGTTCAAGCAAAGCTTTATGATACACTGCCTATGTCTTGGGTAATGAATACTGACAGACCTAAGCATGGGTTAGAATCATTTGGTGTAGACTTTGGTATACCTAAGCCACCTATAACTGATTGGGTAAACCTATCCCTTGAAGAGTATAAGCATCGTTGTGAAGAGGATGTTAAGATTAACTGTAAGCTTTGGAAGAACCTTATCCAAAGGTTTATGTTAGTGTACAAGGACAACAAACATCTTGATAAGTTCCTACAGTATCTCAGCTTCAAGATGCGGTGTGCATACATGGCAGAGAAATCTGGTTGGAAGTTAGATAAAAAGTTAGCAGAAGATTGCATTACCAAACTACGTCAAGAACAAGACAGTAAAGTAGAAGACCTTAAACAAGTAATGCCAATGCGTTCTATCTTTAAAAAGAAGACAGCACCTAAGGCAATGTATAAGAAGGATGGTACACTATCTAAGCAAGGTAAAGATTGGGTAGCTGTGTGTCATGAACAGGGACTACCCTCGTACTATGTCGGTGAAGTTGAGGTACTCAGTAAGGTTGAGCCACCTAACCCTAACTCCTCTGATCAAGTAAAGGATTGGTTAAGCTCATTGGGTTGGAAGCCCTGTACCTACAAGTATGTAAAGGACAAAGAGAAAGGTTCCGACAGGAAGATACCACAGGTAAGAAAGAATGGTGAGCTTACTAACTCAGTCAAACTTCTTATTGATACTGAGCCATCAGTAGAGGTGCTTGATGGGTTGACTGTGATACAACACAGGCTTGGTATCTTTGAGGGCTTCATCTCTTGCGAGAGAGATGGTGTAGTTCATGCAGGTATTGATGGTCTTACTAATACCCTTAGGTTCAAGCACAAGAAACCTCTTGTTAATCTTCCGGGTGTTGATAAAGCTTGGGGCAAAGAGGTACGTAGTTGTTTGATTGCTGGTGAAGATGAGGTGCTTTGTGGTGCTGACATGACATCCCTTGAAGACACAACCAAGAGACACTACATGAAACCATATGACCCTGAGTACGTGGCAGAGATGTCACTGGATGGGTTTGATCCACACCTTGACTTGGCTAAACATGCAGGTGCTGTAACACAGGAGGACATAGACAAACATAACTCTGGTATCACCAGCCTGAAGACGTTACGTAAAAATTTCAAAGTGGTAAACTATTCTGCCACTTACGGTATCGGTGCAGCTAAACTATCACGAGAGACAGGCATGTCTGAGGGTGAGTCAAAGGCTTTGTTAGATGCATACTGGGAAAGAAACTGGGCAGTAGCTCAGTTCTCTGACGATAACTTACGTAAGATAAAGAGGATCAATGGGCAGATGTGGGTACAAAATCCAGTCAGTACGTACTGGCATACCCTACGGTATGAGAAGGATGTCTTCTCTACCCTTAACCAAAGCACTGGTGCTTACTGCTTTGACAGATGGTTGGCAGGGTACTTGAGTATCCGTCCTAATATTGTCGGTCAGTTCCACGACGAATCAATTAACTGTATTAAAAAAGGAGAAGAAGAACAACACAAGTCTGCATTAGTTGCAGCAATAGGTAGACTTAACAATGAGTTAGACCTTAACGTTGAGTTAGGTATTGATGTACAGTTCGGAAATAAATATTCTGAAATACATTAAAAAGTTCTTGCATGTTCTTTTTAATACATGCTACACTTAAATTCTCAAACATATAGGAGTCATTCACATGGCAAAAATTACAGTACAAGGCATCGCAAGTTGGGCTAAGGTCTTTGAACAGAACCGTGACCTTACTGGCTACAAGAATCAGTGGGTAGATACTGATGGACGTTGCACTATTACTGTGCTTCTTGATGATGCACAGACTAAGAAAGTATTAGACTCTGGCTGCATGAGTAAGGGTAAAGAAAACCCTGATGGTGCAGGACGTTTGTTCACTTTCAATCGTAAGTTCAAAACAGACAATGACTTTAACTCAGGAGCACCTGCAGTGTTTAAGTTGGATGGTTCTCATTGGGACTTAGCTACTGATGGTATGATCGGTAACGGTTCAGAGGTTCTGGTTGAGTTGGATATCTATGCAAGTCCTAAGTATGATGTAGTTAGTACACGGCTAGATCGTATCAAAGTATTAAAGCATGTGTCTTACGGTGAGCCTATGGGAGTGGATGAGTTCACTAAGAACTTAGGTTCTGCTATGCCACCCTCTGCTGCACCACCGTTAAATAAAGAATTAGTCTCAGATGAAATTCCATTTTAAGATAGGAGAGTTACATGCCTAAAATTGAAACACTAGTAAAAGATATCTATGCGGTCATCGAAGGTAAGGGTGGGTGGGACGAGACTATCACAGAATATCTTGCAACTAACATCTCTGCAGCAGCAGAGTCTAGGTTTAAGGAACCTCAAAAACCCAGAGGGTATCTAAGTTTATCCTCTGTTGGTTCCCCCTGTAAAAGAAAGACTTGGTACAGAATAAATAAAACAGAAGAAGCTGCACCATTAAAGGCTCAACTACTAGGTCTTTTCTTTTACGGGGATTTGTTAGAGTATCTTATCTTAGCATTAGCTAGGGCCGCAGGGCATGACGTTCAGGGTGAGCAAGACAGGTTGTCTGCAGCAGGCATCAAGGGACACAGAGATGCGGTCATAGACGGGGTTACAATAGATGTGAAGTCTGCCTCACGTTGGGGTATGCAAAAGTTTATGAAGCATTCCCTGAGAGATGATGATCCTTATGGTTACATCAGTCAGCTAAGTTCCTATGTATATGCAGCTAAGGATGATCCACTTGTTACAGATAAAAAACGTGGTGCTTTTCTTGTCGTACAGAAGGACACATTCAATCTGTGTTTAGATGTATATGATTTCAGTAATGAAATAGAAAACAAAGAAGAGGAGATAACACAGGTAAAGAAGATTGTCTCAGGTAAGATACCTAAAGATCGTCTTGCTCCTATACCTCAGTCTGCTAGTTCTAAAAATACAAAGCTTTCTTTTGCTTGTGCAGGTTGTGAGTACAGAAAGATATGTTGGCCTGAGGCCAGAGTATTCCAGTACTCAACAGGTAAAGAGTATCTGATTGACGTTGTTAATCCCCCCAAAGTTCAGGAGTTAATAGATTGAGTAGGCAGGGCAAACAGAAAGGAAGACTTGGGCAACAAGAAATAAGGGATGCATTACTTGAGTCCTTCACTACACTGGAGCCTGATGACATTAAGAGTACTGTTATGGGTGACAGTGGGGCTGATGTTCAGTTGTCACCTGCTGCAAGAAAATTAATACCCCTTTCAATAGAGGTTAAACGTAGGAAGACAGGACTTAAAACAGTCTATGAATGGATGAAGCAAGCTACTAACCACACGAAGGATGATCCTGTTGTCTTCTATAGATCAGACAGACAGCCTTGGTTGGTGGTGATGGAGTTACCACTACTGCTTAAACTCTTGAAGGGTAAAGACAATGTTACTGACAAATGACTTTAAGGATAAGTCTATGAAGATATGGGATGTAATTGAGGGGCCATACTCTGCAGAAGATATGATGCCTGACTTTCCTCTTCCTCTACCTGAGGACTTACACTTTAATCTCTGTAAGGTAGAGATAGATGGTAAGGTAGAACACATAGAACTTTTCTTTGATGACTTTAATTCTGCCTATGAAATGGTGACACACTTTAAAACAAGTATTGATCCGATTGAGATAGAGGGTGACACAGAAGATGGTCATTGACAAAAGGGTTACCCTGAGTATAACTAGAGGCTTTCACTATGGAGTATGAAGTGTATATGAAATTACTTGTAGACAAGGATGCAAATTTTTTAGAGATTGATACCGACGATCAGTCTCCTTTAATTAAAGAGCTTGTCGATAATGCTATGTATGACATAGATGATGTGACTGTAACAGAATGTGAGGTATCAAAGTATGATAAATGAAACTGACCTAGAAGCTTTTGGGTATTGGCAAGAGCAATGGAAGAGTAAGCCTTTGGACTTAAACTCTTACCAAAAGGCTGCAGAAAGAACTGCTATTTATTCAACCAAACATGCGGTACTTTATCCTGCACTTGGCCTTGCAGGTGAGGCAGGTGAGGTAGCAAACAAAGTAAAGAAGATGATGAGAGATGGTGAGTTCGACAAAGAAGGGGTTAAGCAAGAGTTAGGTGATTGTCTTTGGTATATAGCTGCAATGTCTAGGGATTTAAATGTCAGCATGGCTGACCTAGCTATGTCTAACCTAGAGAAACTACTAGATCGTAAGTCAAGAGGTACACTAAAAGGGAACGGTGATAAACGATGAACAACTATTTACCAACAGACTACCAAGCATTCATACATACTTCACGGTATGCACGTTGGCTTGAAGAAGATGGACGCCGGGAGTCATGGTCAGAAACAGTTGACCGATACATCACTGGTATCGTTGAGAAGTGGACTACACCTACAATACGAGATGAGATTAGGGATGCTATCCTTAGCCTAGAAGTAATGCCAAGCATGAGGGCCATGATGACCTCAGGCCCAGCCTTTGAACGAGACAACACAGCAGGTTACAACTGTAGCTACCTACCCGTAGATGACCCTAAAGCTTTCGATGAAGCCATGTTCATCCTCTTGTGTGGCACTGGTGTAGGCTTTAGTGTAGAGAGGCAGTTCATCACTAAGCTTCCAGATGTGCCTGAGTTGTTCGAGAGTGAAACTACTATCGTCATCAAGGATAGTAAGGAAGGTTGGGCTAAGGGGTTCCGTCAAGTGCTTGCACTCCTATGGGCTGGTGAGATTCCTAAGTGGGATGTTACACGAGTTCGACCTGCAGGTGCAAGACTAAAAACATTTGGTGGTAGAGCTAGTGGGCCTGCACCTTTAATTGATTTGTTTAACTTTGCTGCTGCAATATTTAAGAATGCACAGGGACGTAAGCTTTCCTCTATTGAATGCCATGATCTTATGTGTAAGATCGGTGAGGTAGTTGTAGTAGGTGGTGTACGCCGTAGTGCAATGATTTCTTTAAGTAACTTATCTGATGATCGGATGCGCCATGCTAAGTCAGGGGCTTGGTGGGACAACGATCCTCACCGTGCCTTAGCTAATAACTCTGTTAGTTATACAGAGAAGCCAGACTCCATCTCTTTTATGAGAGAGTGGATGTCACTAGTAGAATCAGGGAGTGGTGAACGTGGTATTTTTAATCGTCAAGCAAGTAAGAAACAAGCTGAGAAATATGGTAGGCGTAATCCTGATTATGAGTTCGGTACGAATCCTTGCAGTGAAATTATTTTACGCCCAAATCAGTTCTGCAATCTTACAGAGGTTGTGGTACGGGCCACTGACACGGTTGCAGAGTTGGCTCGAAAGGTCAGACTCGCCACGATACTTGGGACGATCCAAAGCACCTACACAAAGTTCCCTTACTTGCGAAAAATGTGGACTGACAATACAGAAGAAGAACGTCTGTTGGGTGTGTCACTCACAGGGATAATGGATAACCCATTAATGACTATTCACAACACAAAATTGGAGAAGCTTCTTGAAACATTACGAAAACTTGCTGTTGACACTAATGCTGAGTGGGCTGAACGGCTTAATATCCCTGCTGCTACTGCTATCACTTGCGTCAAGCCTAGTGGCACTGTCTCCCAACTCGTTGATTCTGCTAGTGGTATCCATGCTCGTCACTCACCTTATTATATTCGTACTGTGCGTGGTGACAATAAAGACCCACTCACGCAGTTCATGAAAGACCAAGGTGTACCTAGCCAGCCTGATGTAATGAAGCCTGATGCTACTACAGTGTTTAGCTTCCCTGTTCAGTCACCTAACAAGTCTGTAACACGTAATGATCTATCAGCTATTGAGCAATTACAAACGTGGTTGATGTATCAACGTCACTACTGTGAACATAAACCAAGCATCACCTGCACTGTACGTAATGAAGAATGGTTTGAAGTAGGTGCATTCGTTTACAAACACTTCGATGAGATGTCAGGTGTGTCTTTCTTACCACACTCAGATCATACCTATCAGCAAGCACCCTACCAAGAGGTTGGCAAGAGTGATTACAATATGTTACTATCGTGTATGCCAGACAAAATTGATTGGTCTAAACTAGCTGATTACGAGAAAGAAGATAACACAAAGGGTGCTCAGACATTAGCCTGTAGTGGTGATGTCTGTGAAATTGTAGACTTAACGTAAGGATGAACAAGATGATTAAAAGAAAATTTAGCACGGCCCTCTATGCTGCGTATGATCAACCTGCAAAAGAAAAACTAATAGAGTTCTTAAAGTCTAAGGGGCATACGATCCTCAGTGACAAAGAAGATTACAATGTTGATGTCGTATCAGAGAAGGATGGCTACACCTACTTCAATGAGGCAGAGGTAAAGGTAGCATGGAATAAAGATTGGCCTACCGATTGGGCAGACATCCGTATCCCAGAACGTAAGAAACGGTTGCTTGATATGTACGATGGACAGAATGGGGTGTTAAACTTCTATGTCTTTAAGAAAGACTTATCTCAAGCATGGCGTATTAAAGATACTCTTATGTCTAAGGACAGCCTCAAAGAAGCAACAGGACGATATATTAGAAAGGGTGAGAAGTTCTTTCACATCCCTTACCTATCAGCAGAATTAGTGGAGATGCAGTAGTGGATACCTTAACATTTAAAGATGATACGATAGACATAGATAGCATAAGTCTGTCTGATAACTTTGACCCTGTAGGTAAACCTGCTCACTATAATCTTGGTGGTGGTGTTGAGTGCATCGACTACATTAAACAAGTCCTTGGCCTTGATGGATTTATTAGTTACTGTCATGGCAACATGATTAAGTATCAACATAGGCACAGATATAAAAGCAATCCTGTAGAAGATATGGAGAAGGCTCAATGGTATCTAAATAAAATGCTTGAAACTATGAAGGAGAAACATAAATGAAACCACATGATGAAGGCAAGCAAGCTTTCAAGAAAGGTAAGCTGGGTAATCCCTACCCCACCGACACACGAAGCAACAGGGATTGGGAGTACGGTTTCAATATCGAATACTTCAAGAACTTGGAAAGAGTAAAAGAACGTGAGTCAACAAAGTAAAATTACATTAGCCGAAGAAGCTAAGAAGTATACAAAGAGAAAGAAGACTACTAAAACAATGAAGCCCCTCACTTCACGAAGGTACATGGCTGGACAAGCTCTAGCCGGGATACTTTCAGGGAGTCGAGGGGCTTTAAGAATGTCTGAGGTAAAAAAAGAAGCATACGATTGGGCAGACTTTATGTTAGAGGATGATGATTAGTCTGGTAAATCTTCAGTTGAGGTTTTAATCCTACCTGAGTTAGCAACAAAGATAAGTTTTAATCTTATCTGCATCTCTTCATTAATTGTTTCGGCACTACTTAAAAGTTCTTGTGCCGAAGCATAGTCTTTATCTATCATACCTTTCTCAAACATATGCTTGACAGCAAAGTTCATCTTCTTATCACCGATTTCATTCACTTTAAGCATGTACATATTTCTAATATACCCTCTAGCTTTTACAGGGTTAGTACTCATCAGTGCTGTAAGACCATTGTTATATTTTGTATTAGTATCTGTGATTACTGTGGTAACAAAAGTCATTAATTTTGCCCTCTTTTCATCACTGTCTGTCAGTTGATTGTAGGTTTTACCTGCTTCTACTCCATCTTTAAACACATTATTCTCAGCCCATTGCTCAAACAGTGGGCTTAAATTTTGAGATAAATCTCTTCTTACAACATAGTCTACAACAGGATTAACATTTTTACTGTTATTGTAGACATCTCTTTCTTCTATCTTCATTTTATTAAATTCCCTACCTAGTTGTGTTAGTGTAGGGCTGGCTGCAACACCAGTAAAAGTTTTTTGTATTGGGTTCATTGTTGCAATAGGTTGTTTGTTAAGTATGCTGTAATATTCGTAGTCGTAGTCAGGGTTAGTACTCCTACTCTGACTGTACTGAGTGAATGCTATATCAGGTAAGAACCTTGTAAGCTGACTTACAAAGATACCTTCTGGAGATTGGCTGTCAGAAACCGATTCATCAACGTCAGGTGTACTAGGGTCATCTTCTTCTCCCATAGCAAGTGGTCTTGTGTAAGGTACACCAGAAGAATCATAATTTATTTGCCCCATCAAATCTCTAGCTGGGGTTGCAGGATAAGTAAACACAGAGAAAATATTGCCTGCTTGTTTAGCCAGTTTATCCTTTGCTTTCATATCGCCATCAACAACCATATCGTAAAGTGCCTTCACCCCTGCTAGATCAAAACCCATGTCACCTAACCCAGCTAAAATTTCAGAGCTATCTCTTAAGAATGTTTCTTTAAACGGTAATCCATTGTAAGCACGGTAGAATGTATCACCTATAAAGATAGGAGCAATAAGAAAACCTAACGAAGAAGAGATATCATCCTGACCTTTGATGTCATTCTCTAATGACTTGTAATCTATCTCTCCTTTCTTGGAACTGGCTAAAGCCATACCAGCCATGATTAAAGATGCACCAGTAAATTGTCTTACACGCCTGTCTTCTAATGATTTATATGGATCACCTACTGCAAACATCCCTTTTTTACCAATAGTTTGATCTTCTAACATCATAATAAACTCTGGTAAAAGTGGTGTGTAGTCAGCTACCATTTCTATATGGTTTGCTACGTACCTTGGAAAGGGTATACCAACAAGCCCTGATATAACAAAAGGAAGGTTTTCATTTAATTTTGATGCTGCTCTAGCACCTTTACCAAACAAAGATGGGTCTTTTATATACGTTCTTTGCATGGTAAATCGGTTAGCATCATCAAGTGCTCTATCTAACATACCTTCAGGTAGTTTATCTAGGCTACCTGTTGTTGTTATAAAATCTTTTACGTCAACACCTAAAGTCTTATCGTTTAACCTTCTTAACTGGCGATCTAAACTACTATACAAAGCTGCTTGTTTAAATGCTGTATCAGTCACAGTATTTAGAGTGTTTACAACACGACCTACCTTAGCAAAATTAGAGTTACTTTTAGTAGCTACTTCCATTCTCATAGTGTCGTGAAAAGTTCTTTGATATGCTTCAGGCATTTCTGTCCGTAACATATCTTTCATTAGAGATGCCTCTCCTTCACCCCAAGTCATGCCTTTTAAAGTAGAGTATATGTTTTTATAACTTCCTCTTTCTCCATAGAAAAGAGTTCTAAAAGACTCATCCATTATATCTACTAACCCTAGCAACCCAGTGGATGCTACGTTTCTTGCAGTAGTAGCAGGTTGAGATGTCATAAAAGCAATACGCATTTGGTCTACGTCTTGGAAGAAATTATAACCTATTTCTACTGCACCTTTTTTAGAACTGTTCCTAACCACATTGGCTGCTATGTCTGCGGCTTCAAGATCATCTATGCTACTTAAACCTGCTTGTGCAAGTTCTTTTAAATCAGTAAATTGTTTTTGTAGGTCTGCTTCTGC